AAGGTTATGAGCTTGTGCGCTTGCAGGATGTGCCGGAGGAATACCACAATATTCTCCCGACAATGGATGACGGCAAACACGCCGGCATTATTTCTGTTGGTGGTCTCTTGCTTGCCAAGATTCCGAAGGAAACCATTGAAGAGCGTAATGCGTATTTCCGCCGTAAGGCCCAGGAACAGTTGCTGGCAGTGGACAACGAGATGATGCGTGAGAACGCTCACTCTACAATGAGAATCCAATCTCCGGAGCGGAGTTCTCGCACAACTTTCCGCCAGCCGACTTAAAAAGGACGCTGGTACATCCCACACTTAGCAGGAGCTTCAAATGGCAAACGTCAATAAGCCTTTTGGTCTGCGTCCTTCTGGTAACCTGTCTGCTACTGGCGCTCAGAAGCAGTACGGCTATCAGATTCAGGACAATCAGGCCGGGGCGATTTACCAAGGCGATCTGGTCGTCGTATACGACGGCTACATCATCAAGTACGACGCATCCACCCACACTGCCCCCACGGGCGTGTTCAACGGTGTTCAGTACGATGACCCCACCCGTGCTAACAAGCCCACCTGGAAAAACTACTACCCCGGTAGCATCAACATTACTCAAGGCATCATCGCCTGTGAAGTGTTGGATGACCCGAGCCAGTTGTTCCTGGTCCAAGCTGATGGCGCTGTGACCCAGGCAAATATCGGCAAGAACGCTGATCCGACCGCCTCCACCACTGGCAGCACCACTTCTGGTGTTTCCAACGGCTCGCTGTCGTCGGCTTCCATCGCTAAGACCCAAGGTCTGACCTTCAAAATCGTGGGTCTGTATGAGTCTCCCGACAATGCGCTGGGTGACTATGCAGTCCTGGTCGTCAAACTCAATCAACACCAGTACGGTAGCGTCGGTGTTGCTGCTGATGGAGCTTAATCATGGCTATTACCCGTTCACAACTCGTAAAAGAGCTTGAGCCCGGCCTGAACGCTCTGTTCGGCATCGAGTACAAGCGATACGAAAACGAGCACGAAGAGATTTTCTCGATTGAGACCTCTGACCGTGCATTTGAAGAAGAGGTCATGCTGACCGGCTTTGGCTCCGCTCCGGTGAAAACCGAGGGTGCTGGCGTGGCATACGATACCGCTCTGGAATCGTTCACTGCTCGCTACACCCATGAGACCATTGCCATGGCGTTTGCGCTGACCGAAGAGGCCGTTGAGGACAACCTCTACGACCGCCTGTCGGCTCGCTACACCAAGGCTCTGGCTCGTTCGATGGCCAACACCAAGCAGGTCAAGGGCGCTTCGGTGCTGAACAATGCCTTTACCGGCGGCCAGTATGCTGGCGGCGACGGCGTTGCTCTGTGCTCGACCGCTCACCCGACCGCTTTGGGCCCTGACTTTTCCAACCGCCCGACTGTTGCTGCTGACCTGAACGAGACCTCTCTCGAGCAGGGCATCATCGACATCGCAGCGTTCACGGACGAGCGTGGCCTGAAGGTCGCTTTGACCGCCCGCAAGATGATCGTTCCGAAGGAACTGCAGTTCACCGCCGAGCGCCTGATGAAGTCGACTCTGCGTACTGCAACCGCCGATAACGACATCAACGCGATCAAGTCCATGGGCCTGATCCCCGAGGGCTACGCTGTCAACCACTTCCTGACCGACACCAACGCATGGTTCCTGATTACCGATGCGCCCAACGGTCTGAAGATGTTCCAGCGTTCGCCTATCCGCACCGCTTTCGAAGGCGACTTCGACACCGGCAACGTGCGGTACAAGGCTCGCGAGCGTTACAGCTTCGGTTGGTCCGACCCGCGTGGTATCTACGGCTCTCCTGGGGCCTAAGAAACCGAGAAAAGGGAGCCTTGTGCTCCCTTTTCTTTTGGTGTATATTGGTTTCATTCCGGGGTCCCCGGCGTTTCTGACAGTCCCGGCTGACGACATGCAGACAGAGCGCCGCCAACATACTCGCATGTGAGGAACAAATGGCAAGCACCACTTTCACTGGCCCGGTTCGTTCGCAGAACGGCTTTCAATCCATCACCAAAAGCGCCACGACTGGCGCAGTCACTGTAAATGCCACTTTTGGGGCTACTACCAGTGTCACGGATTTGACCACCACAAATTTGACCGCCACAAATCTGGTTTTTACTGACCAAAACCACCCCACCACCGCTGCGATTAACGCTACGGCCACCGCCACTGCAGCACAGGTTGCAACTGGCTACATCACCTCGACTTCGGCCCTGGCGACCACGATCACGCTGCCCACTGGCACCTTGCTAGGTGCAGCTTTGGGAGCAACCCGTGGCACCGTGATGGACCTGTACATTGATAACACCGCTGGCGCAAACACCGTGACGATTGCTGCTGCAACCAATGGCGTCTTGTCTAGTGCTGGGGTTGACACCGCAGCTTCGTTTGGCGACCTGACCGTTGCTTCTGGTGCGACTGGTCTTGCCCGCTTTACCATCATGTTCTCCAGCGCAACAGCCTACGTATTCACCCGTACGGCTTGATTAGGAGTCCGCCATGGGCTTTCAATATGACGTAAAAGCCAAGACGATGACCGCTACCGGGGCTACCGGGATCGGTCTGCCTCGCGCTCGCATCAAGGCGATTTACTATGTTCCTGCCGGCACTGCCGGCTCCATCTCGTTTAAAGATGGTGGAACATCGGGCACCGAGCTTATCAATCTGGCCACGCCTGCAAGCACATCAGGCACGGGGTGCATGTACTTGCTGATCCCAAATGACGGGGTCAGGTTTGAAGCTGATCCGTATCTCACCCTCAGCAACATCACTTCGGTGACGTTTTTCTACGGTTAAGGAGTCCATCATGGGACGAGCAGCAAAAATGGCGATTGATCAGTACCAGGGCGAAGTGCAACCTGGGGCTCAAAAACAGGACATGTCTAAGGGTGGTCCTGAGCAAACCCCTCGCAAGAACTACCAAAAGCCCTTTTCTTCTGTAGCGCCGCGTGGTGTGGGCGTGGCCCGCAACAAGCAGTGCAAGATGTACTGACATGGCTAAAACCCCGGCTTGGCAGCGCAAAGAGGGAAAAAATCCCAAAGGCGGCTTGAACGCCAAAGGGAGGGCGTCCTACAACCGTGCCAATCCGGGCAAACCGGGCCTGAAGCCGCCCCAGCCTGAAGGGGGCTCTCGCAAAGATTCTTTTTGTGCCCGTATGGAAGGCATGAAGAAGAAGCTGACTAGCGAGAAAACGGCCAAGGACCCGAATAGCCGGATCAACAAAAGCCTGAGAGCATGGAAGTGCTGAAATGGATGTGACCCTGTGGAACGCCGCGCTCTCTTTGGTCTCCGCCTTGATCTTGTTTTGGGTCAAGGTGTCGACGGACGAGGTCAAGCGGATTCAAATTTTGTTGAATCGCACTCGGGAAGAGATTGCGAAAGAGTATGTCACCAAAGCGGAGGTGCATACCGACATCAATCGCGTCTTGGACCGGCTTGACCGGCTTGAGAAGAAGATTGACGACTTCATGAAGGAGCATCGCAGTGCGAGCAACTAACAAAGTCAAGACAGTGATGCATGAATTTAAGGCCGGAAAGCTCAAGTCTTCGTCAGGCCAAAAAGTTACTAACCCCAAGCAAGCTATCGCAATCGGCCTAAGCGAAGCGGGCATGTCCAAACCGGCCAAGAAGAAAGGCGGCAAGAAATGAAACACGGCATGAAAAAAGGCGGCCTCGCCATGCGCGGAGAAGGCATTGCCAAGAAGGGCTTTGCCAAAGGCGGCGCAATCTATGCCAGTGGTCCTGATACCGCAGGCCCCCAAGGCAAAACTTTGAGCCAGCCCGTAAAAAAGTCTATTTCAGGCGATAACGTCAAGGTCCGTGGCGTGGGCGCAGCCCGCCCTCGCACTGCTACGATCTACTAAGCCATGGCCACCTCGGGCACAGCTACTTTCAACCTAGACTTCGACGACATCATCGTCGAAGCCTATGAACGCTGCGGCCTTGAAGCCAGGGATGGCTACGACATGAAGACGGCCCTAAGGTCCATCAATCTGATGTTTTCAGAATGGGCCAACAGGGGGCTGAATTTGTGGACGATTGAGCAGCGGCAGGTTGCCTTGGTTACCGGGCAGTATGAGTACACGCTGCCAGACGACACTGTAGACGCCTTGTCAGCGGTCATCCGCACCAACACGGGCTTGCCGACACAGCAGGACATCACAATTGACCGAATTGGGTACGCGGAGTACCTGCACATCCCCAATAAGTCAACTCAGTCCCGTCCCGCCCAGTATTTTGTGCAGCGCACCGCCCCTGCAAAGCTGTTCTTGTACCCGGCCCCGGATGCAACGCAGTCCTACATCTTCCGGTACTATGCCATTCGGCGCATTCAGGATGCAGGCGCGTTCACAAACACTGCCGATGTCTCTTTCCGGTTCCTGCCTTGCTTGGTGGCGGGGGTGGCGTACTATTTGTCCGTCAAAAAGGCTCCGGATCGTATTCAGCTGCTCAAGGCCATGTACGATGAGGAGTTTGCTCGCGCTGCGGCTGAGGACCGGGAGCGGTCCGGTTATTTTGCTGTGCCGATGTACCAAGCGAGGTAACCATGCCCGGTGGTTACGTCTCTGGCAAATATGCGATAGCCCTGTGTGACCAGTGCGGGCAGCGGTTCAAGCTGAACGCCCTGATCAAAGACTGGAAAGGTTTCAAGGTCTGCCGGGAGTGCTACGAGCCCAAGCATCCGCAGTTGGAGCCCAAGCGAACGATCAACGAGCCGATTGCTTTGTATCAGCCCAGGCCAGAGGCCAGAATGGCAGTCACCGTTTACGTTGGATTGACGGTGGACACAACAATTGCTAGTATTGGGATGCAGCCCATGCAGCCGGCAAAGCAGCTTTATGCAGGCGGGATTTTGTCTCCTGTGACGGTGGAGATCACATGAACTACACAGAGCTTAAAAACGCCATCGAAAGCTACACCGAAAATACGTCTTTCACGACTACCGAGTTGGATACCTTTATCCAACAGGCCGAGCAACGTATTTACAACACGGTGCAGCTTGCCAACTTGAGAAAGAACGCCACTGGCAGTTTAAGTGCAAACAACAAATATTTGTCTGCCCCAGGCGATTATCTGTCCACTTACTCGTTGGCAGTCATCGACAACAGCGGAAACTATT